CAGTAACAACATTACGAATAAAGGTTCTTGTTTTGACTGAAACTCCTGGATTGTATAACTGCATAATCTTATAGTTGGCTAAAATAAGTTTATCGCTGTCTATTACATTTTCATAAATCTTCAATGGCTTCTCTGCTTCTTTCGCTGTCTTTACAAGATCTTTAACTGTGTAATCTTTTTCCTCGGCAAGATAAGGAAATCGTTTTGCTATTGTTTTCAGTCCTGCTCCTGGAATACCGACCAGATTATCACTTGGATCACCGGCCATTGCTCTTGCGAGAGCAAAGTTCCTGGGGTGGATCCCAAACTCTTCTACAATCTTGTTTTTGTGGTACAACTTCTTCTGGATTGGTCTGTGTAAGATTGTTTCGTCGTCCAATAGTTGGAAGAAGTCCTTATCGCTGGAAACTATTACCTTTTCCCACCCTTTGTATTCCTGACAAGCAATAGCAATAACATCGTCTGCCTCAACATTTTCACTAACAATCTGGACGACTGGAAGTTGATTGAGGTATTCAGACAATCTCAATTGTTGAAGGATCTTATTTTCCATTTCCTCTTCCATAGTAAGCATACTATCATTACGATTGAGACGGACTGCTTTTCTTCCTTCTTTGTACTTCTTATTCATTGATCTGCGGCGTTGGCTTCCGCCTGCTCCGTCCCAACAGATAATAACGTGATCTGGTTTGATCTCTCTTGTTAGTTTTTGTAGGATTTTTAGAAACCCTGTGACACCGCCGATTGGTTTTCCATTTGTACTCAAAGTGGGATCAACAATAAACGCTCTGTAAAAGTTGTTGGTGCCATCTACTATCATTACTCTTGACATTCTTTCTCCATATAATAAAACCGTCGTTATAGACAGGTTCATTATAGATCATTTGTAGGGTTGTGTCAAGGATTATGTTATTCCCCACTTCTCTTTTAAATAGGCAATAGTATCTGTTCTTTCAGTTGCGCTTAGAGAAGCAGAACAGACAATAAGCTCTGCGAGGTGACCACTGTGATATCCGTTGCCGGTTCGGTTTTGTACAATACCGCCGACATAGCGGGTATTATTGCTTACTACTCCCCAAGATCCGCCGGGAGTTACGGTATAAGTTCCATCAGCAACGCCGTCTAAATAATAATTTTTTATTGTACCGCTCTGTTCAAATTCCATTATGTAAGCAGTAGTAGTACTCGCAATTGCTGTTGATGCATAATTGGAGGTTGAACTACCATGGTTTTGATAAGCATTCTGTTTGTTATTGCTGTATAGACCGACGAACGTATCGTAATGCGATCCGCCAATGGATAACCAAGTGCCATGGGCGCCTTGAGTCCCAACTCGCTTTATTACTGCGAAGACGTGCATCGGTGTTTCTGAAATAGCAACAGAGGCATATGGTAAATTCATTATGTTTGCCCACTCTTGCTTGAAGTTCATCGTGTTTTTGCTGTTAATTCCTGTACTAGAAGTTGAAGGACTAAAAGACGGTGCATAAGAAGCAGCGTTGTTTCCCAGTCCTGATTTATCTGTCCATTGCTTGACCCTGCCAAGTGGAGTTGTTCCCCATTTGTCCCGAAGGTAATTTTCCACTCTTTGTTGTTCGTCTAAATCAAGCGCTCTGTCATAGAGGATCATTTCAGCAAGATTACCTTGCCACTCTCTGATATCACTGGCGTTGCGAGTCCACGCGCCAATCTGGAGACTTCCTGCTGTGTTTATTGTGTATGAAGCAACTGATGACCAAGTATCATCGCTATCAGCCCGAAGACTCAATTTTGTTGGAGAGAGCATAATAGTAGCAAGATTATTTTTCCAATTGGAAGAATTATAAGAAGTCCAATAAGAACTTACATTATCGATCCTCCAACCTCCACTAGCGCCAAGAAAAGTTTTGGGGGCCGAGCTATAAGTTGGCATAAAAACGCCGGCATAGTAGTTGCTAGCAGTAGGATTACAATGAAAAAGTCCGGCGGGTTGATTGCCTGTTGATTGAAATACCACAAAGATTGTTCTTGATGTTGTATTACACGCCACAACATTTTCAAATAAATCGTTACTGCCGTCAAATAACACCGAATTCATTGTTGCGGCTGTTTCATAGTGTGTCCAACCATTTGTATTATAAATCGGTTGATTACCGGCTGTGGATTGTGCGGCGTGATTGCCGTTGCCAGATTTATCATTCCATTGAGAAACTGTAGGACCGTTTAGAGTTATTGTAGACGCATCAGAAGCATCAAGCCACAACTGGCAGTCCGAAATTGCAAGTGCGCCTGTTATAGCACTGCCGGTTGGTGAGCAGGAATATGTAGTTATTGTTGAAGCATCATTAGCATCCAACCACAATGAACATCCGGACAGGGACGATGCCAGAAAGCCAAAGCGGAATATAATAGTTTGAGGGGTGTCATCAGGGTGATCTGTACTTTGTACTGCGATTTGAATCGACGCAGTGAAATCTGCTGGCGCTGATCCCAACGAACCTGAAAGAGTAAAACTAAACTGTCCATTGTGAGTGTAAGATTGGCTGACAACAGAAGCCGTAACATAATCCGATGATGCTGTAACTACTGCTACAGCGTTGCTTGGGCTGTATAAAAATCCATTAATCTTGAATGAAGAACTTGTGTCGGAATCAAAATAAGTTATTGCAGCATCGTTAGTATCTACTATTCCCGTTGATCTTGGTCTAATGTCAAATGGATATCCCGGCACCGTCAAAGTTCCAAACTCTGCTGTTGAACCGCTGATCGAAGCCGTTAATGTAGTTCCGTCGTAAGTAAGGTTCGCAGAACCGGCGAAAGAACCACCGTCGTTATATTGGACTTGTGTATCGGATCCGCCGGGAGATCCTCCTCCACCGCCTCCGCCGCCTACACGAGAGATTTCGTCGTATAAGTCGCCGCTATTCTTCTTTTTAGAATTGTTGAGATCTTTGTCGTAACGAGCCATGTGGTAAATAGTTCATTATCACTCTTCTTTGTCGATGGCATAAAAATCTTCTGCTGAACCTTGTCTCTTATCAAACTTCATTACGACTTCTTCTTCCATAAGTTGGATCACTCGGTTGTAAAACTTTTCATTCTCCAGTTTTTCGACCCAACCTTTTTGCTGGAACTTCTCTTCTGTTCCGTCTTCATAGAATAGAGTAAACCAAGACCCAGCATTTTTTATGTAATCAGACCCTTTGATCGCTTCGAACCAACTTTCTTTATCCATAATGTGAACATTGTCACCGCCCCAGACAATCTTAAAGGTACACAATCTTCCTTGTGTTCCAAAGCGGCTCTTCTCGATCTTCACTTTCACTTCTGTTCCAGTACGAAAACCGCTGTCGTCATAGATAAAACTTGCCTTACCTTTTCTTGCTGTCAGCCAGATCCTCAATGAATACGAATAGGCCAGTGCTTTTCCACCAGGAGTGAAATAAGGTGTCGTCATTGCTTCTGACGGCATTCTGGTTATGTTTGTTTTGAGTTGGTTTAGGATCAACAATGTTGCTTTCTTATTTGCTATCGGCTGAACCAGCTTTGCCAGTCCCTTTGATAGGATACGAGGTTTTACAGCCATTGTCGATAGAGGATTGAAATCACTCTCAATATCGCTGATAGAAGGTGTCAATGCCAAACTGTCCCAGATAAAAAGCATTTGGCTGTCATTGACTGCCAGTAGATTTTCAATCGTTTCCAGTACAAACTCAACTGATTGTGCCTGAACATACAGCAAGTTCTCTAAATCACAACCTGCGTTCTGTAAGAATGCTGGATCAATAGCACTTTCAGAGTCAAAGTAGATTACGTCAATCCCCATTTTTTGAGCGTTGGCCGCTACTTGTGCTGCCATATAACTCTTGCCTGTTGCTTCAAGTCCAGCAATCTCGCTCACTTTGCTGACTGGAATGCCGCCCCAATCTCCTCTGCGAATAATCCCGTCCAGCCATTTTGAACCAGTTGGGATCCACTGATCCACTTTGGTTGGATTATCGTCTGTCAAATCGTATGCTACATCAACACCTGCTGTTTTGTTGATTAGTTTTTTCATATCTGCGATACTTAATCGCCCTGTTGCTACTTTATTTTTAGGTCGTTTTACCATTATTTCTCCTTTATTATAATAAGAAGGGGGATGCTATCGTGAAATAGCATCCCCCCCATCTACGACAGGAATGCCGTCGATTAACCGAGTAGTTCGCTGAATGCTTTATCAACGGAATCTTGTTTAGCAGTGGCTGTGTATTTAGACACACCAACTGAACCGTCATCCTCTGAAAGAAATTGATCCAACATTACTTGAACTTCCTCTGACGTCTTTCGAGTGAACAGAGCGTCGTAATCCACTTCCGTGTTTACAAGCTCAGTCGAAAGGTCTGTATTCTCCGTGATTGGAGAACTTCGACGGCGAGGTTCCACATCAGTAGATGGATACATCGCACCAGCCTTCTTGCCATATCGCAAGACAATGTCTGTTCCTTCATCTGGATCCGTAATGTCTCCATAATCAGGATTAAGCACGAGCCCCAGTAGCTTTTCATAAACAGTTCGACTATAACCCCAAAGCCTTACGCCTTTTTCCTCTTCGCCTCGAACAACAACCGGTGAGAAGAAGCGCTGTTTAGCCATAAGCTTTTTAGCCAACTCCCGACTTTCGTCAGAACCTTCGTTGAATAGCTTGCGAACAAACTTATCAAGTGGATCCTCCTCTCCAAAGTTCTTCTTTGGACTGAGAAACGCCATATTGTCTCCCAGGTTATAGTGAAACCAAAACTCCTTAAAGGGATCGCCATCGGCTGCGGGAACGATCCGA